CGATAGACTCGGAGGAGTCGGAAGACGACGTCCTCGCCCGCTCCAGGCCCGCCCCAGCGAACGAACTCCGCGCAGCGCAGGTACTCGACGAGCGCCTCGCTCGCAGCCGAGCGAGAGTCGATCTGCGGAGACCGCACGACGGGCTGATAGGGCCGCGGAAGCAGCACCGTGCCCGTCGCCGCAGTCACTTCGCGAGCCCCTTCAACCGCTTCCCTGCCTTCTTCGCGGCCTCGCGAGCCGTCGACAGAGCGATCGCGATCGCCTGCTTCGGCGGTCGGCCCGCAGCTCGCTCTGCGGCGATGTTCTCGCCGATCGTCGCCTGTGAGTAGCCCTTTTTCAGCGGCATCGCGTCGTCTCCTACGGGCGGATCTTCGCCAGCTCTCGAACGATGTCAGACGGAAGCTCTCGCAGCATCCTCTCCCACGCCTTCGTGAAGTACCGCCGCGGAGCGATGCCCTCTCGGCTGATCTTCCGAGCGATCGCGAACGCGATCCCGTCCGCCTCCTGCGGGGTCGAGGCGAAGCCTTTTCGCAGCACCCACTCCGCGAGCGGAGCCGTCGGCGGGAAGAACGGGCGCGTCCCGTACTCCATCATCGGAGCGTGCGGCGCGTCGACGCTCACGATCGCGCCGTCCTCGACGAACTCCGACGAGACGCTCCGACGCAGCGCCCCGGTGTCGACCGCGGGAGCAGGCTCCGCAGAGTCGATCTCCTCGACCGTGTACCGCTCCAGCCGCAGCGCAGCTCGGCGGAAGCCCGCGACGTAGGCCCGCCGCAGATCAGGAGCGAAGCGGAGCACCCGAGCCTCGAACTCGGACAAGCTCACGCGCCGAGTCACCGCGGCCCCGCAGGCAGACCCGAGCGCGTCCGATCCTCGTCCTGCCGGAGCAGCGTCACGCGCCACTGGAAGCCGTCGGCGTCGCGGTACGGGATCCCGCGGACGATGAACCGGCGCCGCTCCGTCGAGCCGTCGCGAGAGTCGATCCGGACCTCGATGAATCCCTGCCGAGGAGGAGGTAGAGGCAGGGCGAAGAACAGCACTCGGACCTGATCCTCGGTGTACCGAGGGCTCACCTGCTCCAGGCGCACCGAGCCACGCTCGACGAGGCCCGCGCTCCGCAGCTCGCCAGCGACGCCCGAGGTCTCGCGCAGGTAGGGCGTCGGGAGCAGCTCGGCCTCGGAGATCACCCGAGGCAGACCTCGACCGACGTCGCCGCCGCTCCACTCGTAGACGACCGAGAAGACCCGGTAGGGCCGCAGGCCGAAGTCGGTGTAGAGCTGCCGCAGGCTGTCGACCGTCTCGCCGAGCGACTCGACCAGCGACAGGCAAGGGTCGGCGAGCGGTCGCGCTCCCGAGTCGTCCCCAGGCTGACCCGGCAGGAAGAGCCTAGAACCGCACGAGGAGCAACCCGAGGCGGTGCCGCTACCTCCGCAGGCTCCGCAGCTCACGAGCGGCTCCTGGCCCGCGCACGGAGCGCACGAGCGGCCTTCCGGTTGAGGACCCCGCAGACGGGATCCCCAGGCTCCCGAGAGACCGCTGCGACGGGCTCGCCGACGCCGTTCAGCACGACGCGCATCGGGCGCCCATGCTTGGCCTCGGCCTCGTCGAGGAGTCGCTCGACGGTCTCGGCGAGACCGATCGGTCGCTCTCGCGAGTCGAGACCTCGCCGGTAGATGTCGAAGCTCACGAGCTGCTCCGCCCGCTCACGCCGCCCATCGCGAGGATCCCCTGGTACATCATCTGCGAGTACGGGTTCGAGACGACGCCCAGGCTGTCGGCGAGCCGCGTCATCCAGTAGAGCAGCTCGCGTCGGAGCATCTTCGTCTCGTGCGGGTTGAGGTGCAGCTCGCCGAGCTTCGTCGCCTTGAACCGGCTCCGAGCGTCCGAGAGCTGCTTCTCGATCGACTCGCACTCGCAGAGCGCACGGCGAACGGAGAACTCGCCCTGCGGCGTGATCCTCTTGAACGAGTCGTCGACGAGGAAGAGCGGCTGCGAGGCCGCGGGGTAGCCGAGCTGGAAGCTCTGCGCGAGCGCCAGGAAGTCGGGGTAGGAGAGGAAGTACTTGATCCGCGTCTGCTCGTCGGCGGTGAAGGCCATCGTCAGCCTCCCTTCTTGGTCGGGACCATGATCGGACGCTTGCCGACGCGGCGCGTGTCGCGCTCCGCCTCTCGCTTGCGTCGCAGCGCCGAGCGTACCTCCGAGGAGGTCATCGACGCAGCGCGAGCCGCAGGGACGCACTTCGGGTAGGCGCCCTTCGAGGCGTCGCTCCGGCCGCAGTCCTCGTAGCCGCCGCCCTTCTTCGGGCGCCCGAGGTCGACCCACCGCTCGCCGAACCACTTCGTCAGGCTCATCGCTTCGGCGCCTCGACGCGGTACTTCCCGCCGCGCTTCTTGTACTCCTGGACGAGCCACGCGTTCGCGTAGGCCGACGGGTAGACGTCGAACTTCCGCCGCGCCTCCGCCTTGACGCGCTCGTAAAGCTCCAGGTTCGTCGGGACGTTCCGCACGGGTCAGCTCCGCTTCGTCCTCGCGTACCGCTCCAGGAGGCTCTCGCCCTTCGCCGCGAGACGACGCACCGCAGCCTGAGACGTCGGCACGGGCTCGCCCCAGGCCCTCGCCTGGAGCGCGTGGCGCGTCGGCTCTCCCGAGGGCTTCTCCAGAGGCTTCGAGGGGCCCGCGTAGTGCCGACGCAAAAACGAGCCCTTCCGCCTCATCTTCTCGGGCGTGTCGGCAGCGCCCGTCACCCCAGGCTTGAGGTTCGCGCCCTCGGTCCGAGCGTAGTGCGCTCGACCCGCAGCGGTCAGCCCTCCCTCGGGGTCTTTCAGCGGACGCTTCACTCGTCGCCCTTCGCGCCCTTGAGACGAGCGAGCAGTTCCTTCGCCACACGCTTGCCCTTGGCGCCCCTCAGAGCCCGCAGGCGGACCTTTCCTGCCCCAGGCTCCTCCGGGACCGGCTCGGGGCGCCCTGGGGGCACCGTGGCCCCTCCAGGCGCGTCGGGAGGCATCTCCGACCGACGCCCCCTCACGACGGCTCCCCGTAGGCGTCGAGCGGACGCTGGATCCGGTCGCATGGCTCCAGGACGACGCCCGAGGAGCGCAGCGCGTCGAGGTCGTGCGTCGCCGCCGAGACGAGGCTCCCGACCGCGAGGTGCGCCACGGTCCCGTCGACGAAGATCCGTCCCGGGGTCCGCGTCCTGTACCAGTCGAGGTGCGGGACGACCGGAGGCTCGGGAGGAGCCGCCTCGACCTCGGGCTCGGGGGCCGAAGGCATCTCCGGCGCGGACCCTGCCGGGATCAGACTCTCCGAGTCCTCGTAGGTCGCCGGAGGGACCTCGGGCACGGGCTCCTTGACTGCTCGCTTCTTCGCCATGGAGGCAGTCTACACGCGCAGCCTCGACCGCGCACCGAGCGACGGAAAGCGACGAGGCCGGAGCCCCCGCGAAGGGAGCCCCGGCCTCGTCGCGAGCGAACGCTCAGGCGTGCTCGATCACCGAGGCCCGCTTGAACCGGGAGCTGTTGCCGACGAGCCCGTCGCTCGGGACCGGGAAGTCGCCCGACCACGACCAGCTCTGCGACACGATCTGCTGGAGGCGGTCCAGCGGCGCACGCAGGATGTACCGGATGCGCTCGGTCATGACCGCGACGCCGCCGTTCATCACCGAGAACTCGCCGATCTTGCCGGTCACGCCAGCGTCCGTGAGGAACTGGCTCTCGTCGATGTACTTCTCGTAGATCGCGCCGCCACCGAGCACGATCTCCCGCTTGATCGCGACGCCGCTCTGGTTGATCACCTCGCCGCCGATCTCGGGGCTCTCACGAGCGAAGCCCGCGCCGCCCGAGGTGTCGACGAGCGCGCCGCTGTTCGTGTCGTCGGGGTTCTCGACGTTGCGGTAGAAGCGGCAGCCGACGAGCTGGCCGATGCCGAGGTCACGGTAGACCGCGTTCTCGGGCAGCGACTGGAAGAGGCGCTGGAAGGCATTGTCCTGGAAGAGCTGCGCCTCGCCCTCGGGCGTCACATGCACATGGTAGAAGCCGTCCGCGGTCGGCGGGACGTTCTGCGAGCGCATCCGAGCCACCGTGTTGATGATGTCCTGGAGGGTCAGGACGTTCGCGACCGTGATGCCGTCGATCGTCGCCGAGCCACCGACGCGGGTGATCCGCGAGCGGGTCAGGGCGCGGACGCCCGCACGCAGCGCGAGCGGAGCCGAGAGACCGGCGCCGAGGGTCAGGACGCCGGGCCCCAGCGGGTCGGCCGGGACGAGCGGCGCCGCGCCGATCACGGTGTTCGCCGCGGGGCCCGCGGAGAAGGTGATCGGGAGCGGGTTCGCGGGCGAGACCGGCAGGAGACGACCCGCGACGAGGACCTCGTTGAAGCCGTTCAGCGAGGCGACGACGATCGAGGTCGCGCCAGCGAGCGCCGCAGCGATCGAGACGGTCTCCCCGCCGAGGTAGGCGCGGAAGAGCCGGTCGCGCACGAGCCGGTTCATCGTCTGGCCCGCGTTGAGCCCGAGCTGCACGGTGTCGCGCAGGAACGTCGGCGCGAGGCTGACGTAGGAGGTCGGCATGTGCGTGTCGAGGCTCTTCCCGTACTGCGAGCACTCCGCCTCCCACTGCTCGATGGCGTAGGTCGCGGGGGTCGGGTCCGAGCCCGGGGTCAGCGGCGTGGTGTCAACGCTGACGAGGCCGGTGCGGGTGTAGACCTGCCGCTGGCCGATGTTCGCGTCCCACTTCTCCGCCATCGCCTCCGAGCGGTAGAGCAGGCGAGGGAAGAGCGCGTCGTGGAAGACGCGCTCCAGGGTGCGGTCCTGGATCAGGTTGACGATCGACGGGTTGAGTCCGAGCTGTGCGATGCTCACGAGAGCCTCCGGGGAAAGAGTCTGTGGTGCGTCTCGTGGCTCCCGAGTCCCGACCGTCTACCGCCGTCGTCCGCGTAGCAGGAAGCCTCTGATGACGCTCGAATCGTGCACCGCGCCGATGCGCGCTGCAATAGCGGTCAGTCCTCGCCGCCCGTCGGCGAGCGCAGGAAGCCTGCGAGGCCGGTCAGGAGCGCGACGAGAGGAGCGCGAAGCTCCTCGGGCGCGTAGAGGACGATCGAGACGGCGCCGCCGATCAGAGCGACGAGCACCGCAGCCTGCGGCCAGTTGATCTTCGGGAGCTTCACGAGCGTCCTCCGTGCTTCCGTTCGAGGTCGCGATCGGTCTGAGACCGAGCCGCAGCGAGCGTCGCGTCGAGCGCAGCGAGGACGGCGTCGCGCTGCCCCAGGCCCTCTGCGAGCGAGATGATCGTCTGGATGCCCAGGACAGCGAGGCGGATCACTTCCTCTGGCTTCACGGTGTCCTCCCGTAGAACGTCACCTCGTAGCGCACGCCCGCAGGACAGCTCCAGAGACCGACGCCGTCGTCGTAGCCGTAGGCGTAGACCTGGGGACAGAGCCGATGCACGAGATCCGTGTAGCTCGTCGAGGCGACCGGACCGGCTCGGCACTCCTCGGGCGACACCGGAGGCGTCGGGCAGCAGTAGTCCTGCGCCTGCTCCGCGGTCGGTGCGAAGGTCGGAGCGTTGCCGCGCTGCGAGAACGTCAGCCGCCCGCAGTCCGAGTAGCATCCCGCTCCTCCGGCCACGAGGCTCAGGTTCGCGAGGTCAGGGTAGGCGCCTCCGCTCGACAGGTCCTCGCTCGTCGGGCAGGCCGAGAGAGCGAGCGCAGAGCAGTCGATCGCTCCTCCCGTCGGACCGCCTGGGCAGTCTCCGACGACGCGGACCGCGAACGGCAGCGTGTAACCGTCCACGAGGCTCGTGTCCCAAGAGTCGGTCGAGGGCAGCGGCATCCCGCTCGAAGGGTTGATCTGGCACGGCTCG